CTATTTCCAGCCACAGGCTTGCTGTAACGGTTTCAATGCGCTATTGAGTCCCGCCAAATCGAATGTCACAGACACCGGGCTTTCGTTGTAAGGCGTTATCCTGGCGAACATCTTATCGGCTTTCACCATGGCTTTAACAAAATCAATATCTCGCCCACTGTAGAAAACAGCCTTTGTATCAGTAGAAATCGACCATCGCCTTTCCACGGCTTTTTGCTTATCAAACCGGTAAAGCATGCTAGTTTCTTCTAGCCCCAGATATACATCCCAATTAATAAAAACTTCGGTTTTCTTTTCACGACAAGCTACAAAAATCGTCGGTGTAACGGTCTCGCCGTATGGTGTTCTGATGGAATCATTGCTAGGTAGCATTAAAACCACATTTTTAGAGTCATCAACCGGTGAAGTTGTTATATGAGTCAGCCATTTTCCAGGGTTCGGGGCTGACTCAACTGCGGAAGACGCAACATTCTCTGGTTCATCTTGAGGGAAAAGCTTGTCATAACACGCTAATCGTTTGGTGCCATTTATTTCTGAACGGCATTCAAGGAGCTTTTCTTTACTGATAGCCTCGTTTTTAGCGGCCTCTTGGCCTGAAGATATGGTTTTGGTCAAATTTGTTGGTTTAAACGTTGGTGAGAAAAATCTGTCGTAGCAGGTCAGGCGGCCCTCATCCGTTTTTTCATCAGGGCATTGGTCTCTACTTTCAAATTTTTTAGCACTCTTCGTTCGCGTCGGTGGAATTGAATTATCGTAACAAGAAAGACGCTGAGAGCTATCCTCAATCGCTCGACACTGAAGAACCCCTTTAAAGTCCTTTGGCTCCTTTTGAGCATGAGCCGCCAAAGACACGCAAGCGGCTAAAAATGTCATAACGAAAACAAAACTTTTCTTCATGAGATCATCCCTTTGGTCTTGTAAGAAACACCAGTATTCCAATGACAATGTCGCCAATAACCCAAATAGTGCCAATGGCCATCATTCCCAGACCAGCCCCTAAAGCAGCCCCAGCCCTTTCCGCTTCCGATGTGGCATGATTAATAACTTCACCGGTTCCGCCCAAGCCTTTGAAGAGGGCGTAGATCATGAAGATGTTAAATAGAATGAAGATCCATTTTATAAGTAGCCCAAAAATTGAGCGGCGCGGTTTTCTTAGTTGTTTGCCGCAGGAAGGGCACCTCAACGCTGAATCACTCACTTCTTTCCGGCATTCCGGGCAGCTAACTAAAGCCATAACAATTATCCCCATCGTTACTTATTGGTTTTTATTTGTTACAAAACATTTTGATTTTATAGGATCATTCTCAATTGACAAGAAATAAACCCCGCATATGCGGGGTCTATTTTAAACTGCGAGGGTAAGCTGATCGTTGCCGTAGTGCGATGCAGGAAACGCATCTGAAGGGATGAAGCCCGGCGGTAACTTCTCACGTGGTGCGCGCTTTGTCACCAGTTTTTCAACGCTGTTTAGCGTGGTGAAAGTGATACTACATTCAAAATTCTGGCACTGGTGATAATGCCGAACGGTGGTATTGCTTAACGAGCGACTGGTACGCGTTTTTGCAACGGCACCACAAACAGGACACTTAAACATGATGGCCTCCCGGGGCGGGAGTTGAACTCGCTCATATTATGGCCGCTAACTCTCACTTTCTGCAATCCATTCGGGTATTTTCGCCTCAAGCTCCAGCCGGGTTTTGAATCCGCTATCGTCAACCGTGTGCCCTGCTTTCGCGATTATCCAGTCCTGATTATCGATCGCATCCTTAAAGCCCGTTACCGTTCCGTGCATCTCCGGGTAAAGATCTGCCCGCCCATGAGCCAGGGTTAACGAAAATTCAGCTGCACCGCGCTGGAGCTGCTGCCACTTTGCAGCGGCCGCACGCTGCGCCGCCATTTCGCTACTGTATGTTGTGCGGAGTACAAAAACATTACCATCTTCTCCGGCGATATAATCCCCTTCCCGGCTGCTGCTCCGTGGCTTCTTCTCCGTGGTTTTCTTACGCTTCTTCACCGTAACTTTTTTCTTTTTGCCGAAGTTCAGATCCAGCCAGTAAGCCTGCACACCGGTGTAAGCGTCGCGGTCTGCGATGCGGAACGAATGACGGTCTGCACTACCGCGCGTAATGGCGAACTCCGGCAACGCTTTGCCGTTCGCACTAACACCACCTCCCGGCAGAATGAACAACAGGCAACCGTTTTTCACCGTGGCAATGGCGCCGAGAATATCCGCCATACGCGTCAGGAATGACATGTCGCTCTCCTGGGTCTGGTCGGCATGATCTATTTCGGCGGTCATCAGTTGCTCGGAAATAACCGGCTTCAGTTTGTAACGGTGAGCGATAGCCGACACGATGCGCTCTACCGTCACGTCATGCCACGACACCTCGCGTTTGATATTGAATTCATCGCGAAAATCAGCGCTGCGGGCGGTTATCTCGATGCGGTCTGGCGGCCCTGAATGCGCTACCTCATCGACAATATAAATCCCCTTGTAGATTAGCGGCTCCCCCTGCCAGCCGAGCGATAACGACAGCTCGGCGCCACGAGGTGGCAGCTCAATATCACCCTGGCTGTCATCAACGGTGATTGTCAGCTCGTCGGCGTTAAATCCCCGGTTATCCGTCAGCTCCAGAGAAATCATTTTCTCATCCAGCACGGTCAACGCCTTACCGCCAATCAGGACATTAAACGCCGGGATGCGCGACAACTCATCCTGGTATTTTTTGAAGTCCTGAGCGCCCGCATTCAGCAGGCTTTTTGCATTGTCGATTGTGTCTGTGTTCAGCGCCATGATTGCCCTCCGCCGCTGATAGTTCCATGCGCGCGCGAGGCATGCGACGGCTTTTTGTTGTCACGGAACGCCCACAACCACCGCCGCGAGACGACACCATGTATTTCAGGGATTATCACCCCGAACTCACTAAACATGATGGCGGTAGAGTATGACCGACAACTTTTTCCACGGGGCGCGCACCAAAGAAAACACCGACCTACAGACCGTAATCAACGATGTTGATTCAACGGTCATTGGCCTGGTGGCGGTTGCTGAGGATGCCGATCCCGAAACTTTTCCACTTGATACACCGGTGCTGATTACGCGAGTGATCAGCGTGCTGGGTAAGGCCGGCAAAACCGGTTCCCTGTACAAATCACTCAAGGCTATTTCCGACCAGGTCAGCACCCGCGTGATCGTCGTGCGTGTCGCTGAAGCTAAGACCGAGGAAGGCGCACAGACACAGTCTCAGCTCATCATTGGCGGAACGAAGGCAGACGGCAGCTATACCGGCATGTTTGCCCTGCTGACGGCAGAGCAAAAAACCGGTTATCGCCCGCGCATCCTCGGCGTACCAATGTATGACACGCAGGAGGTCACCGCGCAGTTACGCGTGATTGCAAAGCAGTTGCGGGCATTCTCTTACAGCTATTGCGATGGCTGCGAAACGATCACCGAAGCGAAAGCTTATCGTGAACAATTTGCAGAGCGCGAAGGCATGCTGATCTGGCCGAACTTCATCGCCTACAACTCACTAACCGGCGCCAACGAAGAATTTCCTGCCGTGGCTTATGCATTAGGGCTGCGAGCACTGATCGATAACGAGCAGGGCTGGCATAAATCGCTATCTAACGTGGCGGTTAAAAACGTGCTGGGGATTACCAAAGACGTATTCTGGGCGCTACAGGCGGAAGACTCCGACGCCAACGAGCTGAACGCCAATGAAATCACCACGCTGATTAAGCGTGACGGTTTCCGCTTCTGGGGCAACCGCACCACAGACACCGAGAAATATATTTTCGAGGTGTACACCCGTACCGCCCAGATCCTGGCGGACAGTATCGCCGAAGCGCAATTTACCACCGTTGACAGCCCACTCACCCCGGCGAACGTGAAAGACGTGGTAAGTGGTATTAACGCCAAACTTCAGGCACTCGTCACGGCGGGCAAGCTGATTGGTGCGGCGTGCTGGTTTGATATCATCGATAACCCGACCACTGGCCTGCGCCAGGGTAAGGCTGTCGTGCGCTACAACTACAGCCCGGTACCACCGCTGGAAGATTTAACGCTGATCCAGACCTTCACCGATCAGTATTACGAACCGGCTTTTGCATCGCTGGGAGGTGCGTAAATGGCTATTCCTAAAAAACTGCGGCTGTTTACCCTCTTTGTGGACGGGGAAAACTATATCGGGAAAGTACCGAGCGTCACACTCCCGAAACTCACCCGGAAAACAGAAGACTATCAGGGCGGCGGCATGCTTGGCGCAGCGGGTGTCGATCTCGGCCTGGAAGCCGGGGCGCTGGATGCATCAATGATTGTCGGCGGTGTAGTCGAAGAGCTGATCCTGAAATGGGGCGGCGATATTGACGAATTGCGCCTGCGCTTTGTGGGTGAGATTTACAGCGGCGGTACCAGCTCGCTGCTGGAAGTCGAAATGCGCGGCCGCATCACTGAAATTGATCAGGGTGAAGCAAAACAGGGTGATGACACAAACCACACCTATGCGATCAAAAACACCTATTACAAAGAATCAGTAGACGATAAACCCTTGCTGGAAATCGACCTGCTGAACTTCATCTACAAACGCAACGGTAAGAGCCTCTATCCAGATCGGATTGCCTCCGCGCTGGGCCTCGGCCAGTAACTTTTTAACCACTATCAATGGCGGCCAGACCGGCCGCCCGGAGAATTACCAATGTCTGTTACTTTAAGCAAGCCTATCAAACGCGGTGATCAGGAAATTAAAACCATCATTATCACCGACACTATTAAGCAGGCTGGCTCGCTGCGCGGCCTGAAACTGGTTGATGTGCTCAACTTCGACTATGACGCCGTTTCCACGCTGCTGACGCGCACAACCAGCCCGCAACTGACAGCTGTCGAGATTGCCACGATGGCGACCGGCGACTTTACTGCGCTGTGTGAAGAGATCACGCCTTTTTTGACGAAAGCGGAGCCGTCCGCAGTCACCGAAGCGGCGACGGCGAGCAAGTAAGAGAAGCAGTTATCTCCGATATCGACGACCTGATCGCCGATATCGCTGTTATTTTTCACTGGCCGCCCTCCGAGATGTACGGCATGGAGCTGCGCGAGCTGATAGCCTGGCGCGAACGGGCGGCTATCAGAAGCGGCAACCATGACAAGGAGGATGACGACGATGGATCTTAGTATTCGCGTTGCGTTCAGCGCCATTGATAAACTCACCCGTCCGGTCAACGCCGCCAGTAAAGCTATTGGCGGCCTTTCTGACTCCCTCAAGAAAACGCAATCGTCAATCAAGGATCTGGAGAAAAGCGCAGCGGCATTCGACAAGCTACGCTCGCAGGCCAATGAAACGGCGCAGAAACTAAAAACTACCCAACGAGCCTTTGACGGCCTCAACCAGAAACAACGCGAAGGCGGCCAGCTTACCGAAGCACAGGCGGCTCGTCTTGAATCTCTGCGCGGCAAACTCTCACGGCTGACGGATACCTATAACAAACAGACCACACAGCTGCGAACGGCTGCGCAGGCGGTACGCCAGCACGGCGTTAACCTCTCGTCCGGCAGCGGTGCTATTCAGAGTGCGATCCGGCGCACCGAGCAATATAACCAGACGCTGGAACGCGAACGCCGTCAGCTGGCGGCCACAACGCGCGCCCAGGCAAGCTATGAACGTACCAAAGAAACCGCAGGGAAACTCCGTGGCGCTGGCATGGGGATGACACTCGGTGCAGCGGCTACAGGTTATGCGGCGGGGTCGTTCCTGGCGCCCGCAGTAGGTTTTGATGAGGAAATGTCGCGCGTACAAGCGTTAACCCGCCTCAACAAAAACTCATCCCAACTCGCCGACCTGCGCGCGCAGGCAAAAAAACTCGGTGCCGAAACGGCCTTTACTACCCGCGACGCCGCGAGCGGTCAGGCATTCCTCGCGATGGCCGGCTTCACCCCTGAAGCAATTCAGGCAGCCTTACCCGGCGTGCTTAACATGGCGCTGGCCGGTGGCATGGATCTTGGCGAAAGTGCCGACATCAGCTCTAACATCCTGTCGCAATTCCGTCTCGATCCAAAGGAAATGGATCGTGTCAGTGACGTGCTGACTGCCGCCTTTACCCGCACCAACACCGATTTAACCAATATCGGTGAAGCCATGAAATACGCGGGTACCGGCATGGCCGGTCTGGGTGTTGATGTTGAACGTACCACCGCCATGATCGGCGTAATGGCGAACGTGGGACTCCGTGGCAGTATCGCTGGTACAGGTTTGCAAACGACGTTCTCCCGGCTTGCAGCGCCTACCACCACAGCACGAGCGGCGCTGAAACAGCTAGGTGTTACCGTGGCTGACGCCACCGGCAAGATGCGCCCGGCAGAAGCCATCCTCTCGGATATCTATAAATCCGTCTCGAAGTACGGCGATACCGATCAACTGTCCTTCTTCAAAGATATCGCAGGGGAAGAAGCGGCCAAATCATTCCAGGCACTGGTGAGATCTGCGGGTAGCGGTGAGCTGCAAAAGCTACTGGCAGATTTACGCGGATCACAGGGTGAAGCGCAGAAAGCGGCTAAAGTGATGGCCGACAACCTCAGCGGCGATCTGAAAAATCTGGATAGCGCATGGGAAGGCTTCCGCATCCAGGTGGAAGAAACCACCGACGGGCCATTACGTAAACTGACTCAGGGGTTAAGTGACTTAATCACGTCAGCCAGTGAATGGGTTAAAGAAAACCCGCGGCTGACGCAGACGCTGATCCTTGTCGGTGGGGCGCTGACTGTCTTTGCCGGGGCGGTGGGTATTGCCAGCATTGCCGCCAGTTTTATCCTCGGCCCCCTGGCAAAACTCCGCCTGATTCTCAGCATGATCGGCATCTCATCAATTACCGCGACCGGCGGTATTTCGACGCTCGGCATGGCGTTCTCAGGCTTAAGAGTCATCCTTGCTTCACTGCTGGGGATCCCCGGCCTGATTCTGGCGGCGTTCATTACCGCTGGCCTGCTCATCTGGCGATACTGGGAGCCGATTAAGGCGTTTTTCTCCGGGCTGTTTACCGGCATCAGCCAGGGGCTTTCCCCACTGATCCAGTCATTTTCTTTTCTAGTGCCACTGTTTGATGCCATCAGCGCCGGTGTGGCGAAAGTCTGGGGCTGGTTCAGCCAGTTATTTACACCGATTGATTTTTCCCGCGATGCGCTGGATAAATGCGCCAGCGCCGGGAAAACATTTGGCGAGGTGCTGGGTACCGCCCTTAATCTGCTTTTTACCCCGCTTCGCTTGCTGACCGAAGGGGTCAGCTTGTTGCTTGAAAAGCTGGGGCTAATCCCTTCAGGGATTGACGCTGCGCGGGCTAAGGCCAACAACCTCGAACCTAAAAAACCGACGTCGTGGGAGTGGGATCCGAAGCAAAAGAAAATGGTTCAAAAAGCGTGGGACTGGTCACCTAAAAAATCAGATTCCCCGGTTACCGCAGGCGCTCCGCCCGCTCCCTCGCCACTGTCCGGCAATACCGGCACGTTACGCCGCCTGAATAGCATTGCGGATAACACGAAGGCGACCGCCGACAACACGAAGGAAGCACGCAAAAAGATTGGCCCTGGCGACATTATTTTTAAAAACCTGCCTCGCGCACTGGCCCTGCGCGGCGCCTATCAGGAGGCGCGGATCTCACCTCAGGCAGTACCGCGCGTTGCAGCTCCGGCGGCAGGCGGCATTCTCTCCGTTCCCTCAGCCACACAAGGCCCGCTGTCGGCGCCCGTTTCCGCGCCGACAAGTGGTGCGCCAGTGTTTAACCTGGTCTTTAACGAAGTAGGCCAGCATTCAGCGCGGGATCTGGAAAGAATGGTCAGAAATGCCGTTCGCGATGCAATGGCCAGCACAACCAGAAGTAACCGTGGCTCGTTCCGCGACAGAGATTAGAGGTAATCAGCATGATGATGGTTTTCGGGATGTTTGTTTTTACGCTGCGCACGGCCCCCTATCAGCAGCTCCAGCACGCGCAGGAATGGCGGCACGTTAAGAACGACCGGGTTAATCAGTCTGCCGGGTGGCAGTACATCGGGCCGGGCGAGGATAACATTACCCTGTCCGGGGTGCTCTATCCGGAAATTACCGGCGGCAACCTGTCGCTTTCTGCGCTTGAGACGATCGGATTTTCTGGCCGACCCTGGCCGCTGATTGAAGGTGATGGCCGGATTTACGGGATGTACGTTATGACGCGGCTGGAACGAGGTAAAACCGAGTTCGATCAGTTCGGTGGCGCAAAGAAAATTGAATTTACGTTAAGCCTCAGCCGCGCAGATGCAGATTTTCGCGAGAAGCTGCAATCATCCTCCATCAGCGATGCCCTGGCAGACCTTCAGAGCAGTGCCACCAAAGCCATTAACGCAACAACCAACTCACTTAATCGCCTGTTTTAATCCAACAAAAGCCCCTCATCGAGGGGCTTTTCTATACCGGCAAACATCGCCATTTCTGACCGTGCTGCAGAACGTTATTTTTGACGATGCTCGATACTATGCAACCCGCGCCCAGCACATCAGCAGGGTGTGCGCTTCAACGACGTTAATTGCCTGGCCATTACCGAGGTTGTCAGTTTTGCCGGTCGTTGTGTGCTTATGCGCAGGTTCGTCAACAATATGGTTATGGTCTTCCGCCCAGTCCGTGTAATTACGGGTGCGGTGGCTGTCGTTATCAGAACCAACAACATAATCTCCATCCCATACATCACCGGGGGCAACCATTCCCGCCTGGTGTCTGTGCCTCCCCGCCCCTCTTGCTGTCAGCTCACGCGCAGGTAGTTCACTGGTTTCCCCGTTAACATTAATCTGTATAGCTGGAAGATTGTCCTGCTGAATGGTGACGGTGTCGCTACCGCCAGTGGTGCCCACGTTTGAGCCATCGGCCTTACCGACGCGGATTGTTTTATTCTCGCCAGTGTATGTCCATTGCGACCACGGCCATTTCTCGTTCGGATCTACATTTTGAGCAAAGAAGCGCACTGTTCCCGGCGGGTTTTCTTCTTCCCAAAAGTCCCGGCGTGCCGCAGTGATAGCTTCGGCAATAACCTGCTGAATGCTGGTATCAAGATCCCCGACTACCTGATCCGTGTAGTCCTTCGCTTCATCCTTTGCCTTATTCACTTCATCAACCGTAGCGAGAATGACTGTCGGATCAGCTTTTAGCTCAACATCTGCGGTATTACTTACCGCAATCCAAAGGTTAACGGCGTGCATGCGCCCTGCCCCTTCAGAAAGTTGCGGCTTGTATGATTCCGGCAGGTTCGCGACCGCAAGGCACACTCCGTCGTCACCGTATAAGGCCGCCTCTCTTATCCAGAATCCACCAACCTGCGGCAATATAACCAGCTCAGCACGAATAACATTCGCCGCCTGATCGGCAATAACCAGGCGGTTAAGCGGCGCGCGATAAATCTCGTTAATTAAATCCTGGCGTGCGGGGTCTGGCTGCAACGACTCGCCGCCACCATCACCAACCGCCATAAAAGCAAAGCCCACTGGATCACCAGTTAACGCTGCCTCTGCCAGCTTCGCTTCTCCGGCAGGCGTCAGCAATGTTGTATATTTTTTCCCTGCCATAGAATCACCTCTTAAATGCTGATGCCACGGCGGGCATAGTAGGCCTGGAAGTAATCGTAAATTGACTTTATTTCCGCATCAGATAATGCACGGTCAAAAATCAATGCTGCGCCGATATCCGATGCCCCCGGAACCTCACTGCTAATACCTCGACCAATCCTGTATTTCAGTTCAGGGTTTACAATGGTTTCAAACGCAGCCGTCGGGATATTCTCCCCGCTCAGCTTGTCGGTCATGCTCGCGACATTAATTTTTTTACCCGTGTCCCGGCCATAGATAAACGCAGGCTCTCCGGCTGTCACATTTAATGTGGCATAACAATTCAGCACTGTATTGGCATTAGTTTCTGTATTTTTATAATGCGAATAAAATGTCAGCCTTGCCGTTCCCTTATCAATAACCAGACTGCGACCAGCGTCACCTGTACCATTATAAGAGGAAATAAAAAATTGTCGCAGTGTGGGATTTACTTTCTTCACAACAGCAATCAGCGTCGTTTCCTTCGTCGTTGGCACTCCCGTATCAATAAAGTTATTAAGATCGAAAGTGGCAAAATGATTGCTTACTACAGGCGAGCCAGACACGACCGCATCCGCGCCACCTGCTGCAAAGTTTTTCGACAGATTCCCGCGCCCGTAAATACCTGCATATAAAAGACCATCTGTGTTAAATGGTGGATTCCATCCATCCGGGTTTGCAATGATATTAGACGGCACGTTAGATTTGATGACCATAACCATTTTATTTACTCTCCGTAAGGAATCGAAAGACAGAATTGCACTGATGCGTTATTTAACGGGTATGGTTTACCTACCAGCTCCGGTATATTTTCGGCCTCATACTGGCCCGTCCCCGCTTCGAAAATGAAATTGTCCAGCGAGTTAAATCTGTCGCTATCAAAAACGTTGCCGTTTCCTTCATGGGTGGTTTTATCGCCATACCACAACTTTGCATTGCCGGTGATATCCCGGCCAGCTGTGATTTTGATAATCGTATCCGCCACAATTTCAACAGCGGCGATAGCTACGGTTCCGGCACTGTCAGTCACACGAAAACCTTTATCGACATACATCGTGGCAACGTTTTTCACGTATGACGGCCTGAACGTCAGCGGCGGTGACGGCACGTGATAAAACACGTAAATCTCACGCCCAATATTGATAATTCTAATCGGCCCCAGCGGCTCCCAGCCTTGTCCCTCGTTTAATACCTGGTGCATCACTTTGGCGAATTGCATATCCATCCAGCGATAGCCATTCGGCCCCAGATGCCCTCCTTTATCCGGGAAGGGATACGCAGGCGTGACAAGGTAAGCGTTATCATGTTCGCGACAAAATTCCCACTGCGCCATCCCGATAGATAAATCAGCATCATCACGGGTATAACCGGCCCCGGTCTGGTACATGAAAATAGCTGGCGGCGCTTTCTGTCCGGCGATGCCGACAGCCATATCGGCTACCATATCGTTATAGAGTTTTTCGAGATTCGCCTTATAAGTCGCTTTGTCGTTAGAGCCATCCCTTTTCTGGTAATTCCACTCCCCCTGAATCCAGATGATTGCCCCGATGGAATAAGACACGCCTTCCTTATCAGCCAGGGCTTTCACCTGCTGAACAGCCTGAAGCGGACGCTGATATAGTTCAGGCGTCGCACCTTTGGAAAGCTGCTCAATACTGCGACCGTTTACGCCGGTGCTGGACAGGACAAATCGACGCGACGGGTCGCGCTCCAGACAATTTCGCTGTAACCAGAGACGACGCAGACCGTTTGCAATAGCTACCCCTCCCTCGCCCTCATTAGGTGAACCTGCTGGCAGGGCTGCAACCTGTTCATTGCTTATCATCGCGTTTCCGGTGCCGTTCTGAACGACAGCACGCAACGGTTTTAATACTGCATCTCCCAAAGGCGCAAATGCCGGGTCTGTTCTGCTGGCTGGTCGGATCGAATCGCCCAGCATCAGGTTATCAAAACCCTCTACAGGGGTTTGACTCAAAGCGGGCCATCCCTCCTGTTGCGTTCCGAGACTCTGGCTGTAAATCAGCAGATGAATCAAACCGGTAACAAGACGCTGCACCGCGGCGTTATAGCGACTGCGAACATTCTGCGAATACGCCTTGTTTTGCGCATCAGCAGCAGTCAGATTAAGGCTTTCAACAGGGGTATCTTTAACCCCGATTAGCTCGCCATCCCTATCCGTCAGCGCTTTGAAAAAACCTTCCTCATCCTCAAGATTCAGCCAACCCATACCACCGGCTTTCGTAGTGAACTCACCATCACCACTCAGCGCGTGAGGCGCCGCTTTCCCTGACTGGTCAGCTACGTCAGAATAAAACCCGTCGATATCTTCCAGACGCAACCAGGCGCTGTCCGTGGTTTCAGTGTGGAATTTTCCACCGCCGTTAAGCGTTCCCGGACGCTGCCCGATACCATCAGGCCCGACAATGGTTACGCTAAACCCTTCCGGATCACGATAAACCAGCCCCGTCCCGCCTTCCTCGTGTGACATCGCCATATCTTTAACATACAAGCCATCAGGCGCGACCATGCAATTAATAGCCCCGAACGCCCCACTTGCCATCACGCGGAAAAACGAAAACCAGTCATCATCAACAAAATCCAGCATCACATCGCCATCCTGACGAGACTGGAAAAAGTTATTTTTAAGTTCCTGTAGCATTTTATCGCTGGGTAACTTTTTCCCGGTAGGCGTTGCAATGCCATTAATATTTTTATATTCATCCAGCCAGTAATCGGCATCATTCGTGCGAACGGTAAAAAAAGCATCAGGCTTAATTAGTCCTTTATCTATATCGGCCTGCGCGTCTGCTTCATTGTCGTAAGGTTTTTCGCCAACGGAATAGCCTTCCAGCATTTGCATTAAAAGCAATGTACGGTTTGCCAGCTCCTGCGCCTGAATATTTGCAGCGCCACCACGACCGCCCTCGACTTTATCTGCACGGGTAATAAGAGGAACGTCACCCCACATAGGTGTTTCGATAATATTGGTCATATTATTTTCCAGAATAATGATAATTTCCGCTGAAGCTCGCTATACCGTTGTAGTAAATGCTTTCGTCTGGTTGATAGTTTTCCGGGTAAACCGTAATTTCTTCACCATCAATTACCGTCGCTCCGATCCACGCGAAGCCCCTTGCGCTTGTTGAAAGCGTCATTTGCGCTAAATGCCGACTAACCGGCTTCGCTTCCCCTATCAGTCGATTTAACTCATCCAGAGTTTTTGGTGTTATCCCCACCTCGTTCAAATCAATTTCAAGACGGAACGTCCCTGGCTCGTCGCCGACGTCGAACCATTCCGCAAACGTCGCGGAAAAGCCCATATCTTCAATTACTCGCCGCACAGCTGCGCGCGTACCCTTCCGGCGATGAAGCCAGTAGGATTGCTGGATTGACGCTATTTTTTTCTCTGCCGGCCAGTTCTTATCCCACCGATCAACCGACAGCGCCCACGCCAGATACGGCAATAAATCAACCGGGCATGCCGTCGGCGTCCACAGCGTGCGAATGGCTACCGTGATTCCGGACAGCTTCGCCGTGGCAGCTTCGGCGCAACGCATCCACACGCTGGCAGAGGGAGGAAGAAGCGTGTTATTCATCCGTTCCGCCGTTTTCCAGGTTGTAGCCGATATTCCTGGCCGCCTGGATATCGCTGATCCTGATATCGTCCGGCGGGGCATTCAGCACGACACGCTGTACACCCTGGACATGGAGCGCCGCTGAAATGGCGGAGCGCGCCACGTCTCTGCTGATTTTTTTATCGTTCTGTTTCAGGAACTTTTGCAACGATGCATCAGCAGCATTGATGATCGGCTCTGACTCCGGCCCCGGATACAGGTACAGCGTGGCGTCAATCTCGTAATCGACAATCTCAGCGCTGCGCACCGTCACGCGATCACCCAATGGACGAACCTCTTCATCGTTTACCGCTTCGGCAACAGCGGCGAGCAGTTCTGGCGACGCGGTACCGTCGCCCTCCGTGGACAGCACCGCAATAATCACTTCTGCCGGTGCCGGGCTGGAAGCCCTGGCGTCGGCAACTTTTCCGCTGGCGCTGCGGGCAAAGTATTCATAGGCCGCCGATGGCCCGGCGACACTCATTCCCTCAAAAGCAGCCTGCGCCCGCAGGCGTAGCGCCTCGTCACTTTCCATTTCGGCATCAGTTGTCTCGGTTGCTTCGGTCTTGATCAGGCGTTCGGTATCGAGGTTCGCCGCGATATTATCCAGATCGTCACCGGTCGAATGACTCAGCATGCAGGCGGCCGCCCCTTCGTTAATACGCTGGCGCAGTAACATCTCGCGATATGCCAGTGCCTGGGCGAGTACATTTAATGGTTCAGACTCCAGCGCCAGGGCGGCAATAACGGCGGCCTGCTGATCTGCCGGATAAGCGGCTACCATCACCGCTTTCACCTCGATCAGAATTTCTTCAAAATCCAGTTCCTCGATAATGGTCGGCTGCGGCAGCTGCGAGAGGTCAATTGTCGGCATTTTTGGCGCTCCTTAACGTTACCGATCTGGTGCTCTTTTCCATGCTTTCAGTCAGCATTCCGGATAGCTCCGCCGTTACTGCGCCCGAAGCAGAATAGTGAATATTGATAGCGTCAAGCGCGATCCGCGGCTCCCATGCAGCCAGCGCGATAACGGCGGCGCTCATCAGTTGCAGGCGCGTGACGTCGTTCTGCGGGCTGTCGATCAAATCCGGGCAAAGCGAGCCGTAATTGCGGCGCATAATGCGCGTATTAACTGGCGTCAGCAGAATATCGCCCACGGACTGCCACACATGATCTTCATCCGTCAGCGTCCCGGTACCGTTCGCATTCATACCGCGATAGCGCTCACTCATCTGGTGCCCTCCGTCCAGTCGCCACCGCGTTCAACTTTGCCGTGATTGTGGTTATCCACCTGCACGCCGTTAGATATAAACGCCCCGCCGGTATGATTAAAATCACCACGCATTTCCCCGCCTTCGGTGATATCAAGATTTTTCGCGCGCAACAGGTTGGTGCAGTTCACCTCCGGCGTATCCAGAGTGACGATCACCGACGCCTCGATCACCGCCGATTTAATACCCGTCACCTGTAAGGCGCCCGCCTCGGCGTCATAACGAAAACGCGCACCATCAGGAGCCGTGACTACCATTTCGTTACGCGTCGTACCCGGTGCGGGGTTGTCGTTGCTGTACAGACTGCCGCCAATAATGGCCGTATCCGTGTTCCCGCCGAGACACAAGAGCCAGACCTGCTCGCCAATGGACGGCGGGATCCAGACCTTAAATGCCCCGGCCCGCTGCGCGTTCCAGCGCAACCAGGTCGTTTCCAGCCCGCCGCTCTGTACCCGAACGCGCCATTTTTCCTCGTCGATCTCCGTCACCGTGCCGGTGCGGCCGATGTTCTCCAGCAGGCGGATCAGTTCGGCAATATCCATCAGCGCACTCCCAGCGAATCAATCACCTGCCGGGCAATCATCATGCGATCCGTCTTACTCAGGCCCAGCAGTTCACGGCGGGGATAGCTCGCCATCGCGCCGCTGTCATTCACCCGATCACGCAATCCATACTGGTGAACGCGGGCAATACGGGCCGCCACGCCAGTGAATCCCACGCTTGCCCCTTCAGAGGTGGCGCGAGCTTTCAGAAAACGCGCGGTGCGCAGGCGGCGGAACATGGGATCGGCTTTCGTCGTATCACGGCGAGTCTCGTTGAAGCTGATATCGAGATAACGCTCGATATCAGCACGGTAAAACGACCGCACCGCGCCTCGCCCTTCATCAAATCCGGTCAACATGCGGCCACGACTACCACGCGTCGCCCGCCAGTTACGCAAGCGGCGCTCTTCCCCCTGCCAGATAAACCCGATCCCGGCCTGCGAACGCAGTACCCGGCGGTGCCGCTTCTGGTACGGTGTGCCGTCCGGCGCAACCTGCTTACCGATCTGCTGGCTCTGAGTACGGCGCAGCGTGGTGGCAATGCCTCTTGCCGTGCGCAGGCGACGTGCTGGCGTCATAGCGGAAAGGATTTCCGCGAAGACCTGATCAAGCTGTTGAAACAGCGCAGCATCGTTGCTCACGTCATCTCCCCCTCATAGCCCGGATCAAAGACCACTTCCCACTCACCGCCATTAATACGCGGACGGTCTTCCGCCAGGTGCGTAGCAACGGGTTTCCCGTTGACGTTCTCCACCATGACGCGTTCCCAGACCGGCACCTTAAACAGCACATCGGCCATGTCATCGCTGATAATGTCCGCGTCAAACTCAACTTTGCGGTTATTGTCCGGATTGAGCAGCAAATCAGGCTGGTAATGCCATACCCACGCCATAATCGGCAGCATGAGATCATCCACCTGCCCCGGAAAGTCCACGGCCAGCACCTGTATGGTGTAGCGATACATAAACGAGGGTTCGCCGGTCGCCTGCGTCTCAATGCTCCCCTTCTCCACCCAGACGGTGATCAGTTCAGGGTTGGCCTTACACCAGGTGTTTGCGGCGATCAGCGCCTCGCGTAACAATTCGGCTTTTTTCACTTTATCCCCCTGGCTATTCGCCGCAGTTCCAGCTCCTGAATGCCCGCCTTATCGGCGTTGCAGGTATCCAGCGCATCAAGCAGCGCATCAGACCAGAGCACAAGGCTCCCGTAGCGCATCGGTCTGGGCGGTGGCGCTGGCGTTTCAGTTTTTGCCGTCAGGCTTTCTGGCAAAGGCTCCTGAATGATCACCGGCGCCGACTTCGGCTGCGCGCTGGTACAGGCGGTCAGCGACAGCGTCAGGCACAAGAGCAGCAGCACAGGGATCGCCGGCCAGTTCAGTTTTGATATTTTCACGACGTTTCTCCCCGGCTTCGTTACGCTTTTGCCCCAGCGCTTTCACACTGGCTTCAATCTCGCTGACGTCCTGGCGCAGCGCCCGCACTTCGGCCAGTACATCGCTGGTCTGGTTCAGTTTTTGGGTAGCGTCTGCCAGCGCTTTTTCTGCGCCCTCTCGCTTGTTGGTTTCTATGGTTAACCGGATGCAGGCCACCGCCAGGAGGACACAGATCACCGTGATAACGGCAAGCAACCCTTTCACTTCGCCCCCTTAAACACAGGATCTGACAAGCACCACTCCCGGAACTCTTCCCGGCGGTTAATCAGTCCCTGTAAGCGCCTGCCGCCTGAGTTAACAAAATCCGTTACCCGCTCACAGACGCCGCGCCAGTCAGCCGATTGCGCGTTACGCCAGATTGTCGTTCTGACCTTCTTCCCCTGCCTGTTGGTGTACCAGGCAAGCCCGCTACAACCGACATTAAATGCGCCATCGACCAGCGCTTCGAAAACGCGCTGCGGTGCAGCTGCGCCGTTAAACTCGCGGTTAATGCAACGCTCTGCGCGCATCAGATCATTCACCCAGCGCTCTGCAATCTCCTGCTCGGCATACTCCCGGTTCTGCACTTTCCCGGTCGAGCCGATCCCCACGGTTAGTACGCCTGCCGGGCAGTAATACGGGGTCTTGCGACAATCCTCATATTTCGCCATCTTCAGTTGCGCTTCCGGGCTGGTACGCAGTGACTGCGGCCAGAGCACGGCGGCCAGCGAGATAATCGCGGCGACTGAGCAGGCAATAACGCCCTTTTTCATCGTGGCGCCTCCCTGATAGTGCGGATCAGCTCTTTCACGTCCTGCCGGTTTTCCGTGTCGTCGCGAATGGCGTCGATCAAATCGTTCAGCAGCACGTTATTGGTTTCATGGATACGGGCCATACGGCGGCGATGCATTTCACCTAACACCGCCACCACTACCCCTGTTACTGCCGCAATCGCCGTCAGCCAGTCCTTTTGCGTCATCATTCCGACGCTGCCGAGGAAAACCGACCAGAGGTATGCGGCCCAATTCCAGGCGCGGTTTATTAACTCCATAGCTGCACCGTCTCCTTTGTCGCCGAGGCGCTTACCTCCGGCAGTTCCACCACCTGCCCGGCCTCCATGAAGATCTGATCAGCCAGTGACTTGTTCGCAGCAAGTACAATCTCGGTGACACCCTGGGTGGTGCCGTAATAACGCTGGCAAAGCAAATCCACCGTATCGCCCTGTAAGGCCTTCACTTTCATCAGAATGCCTCCGCAGAATTGCGAACTTCGCCGCGAATATCGGAGATAGCCCAGCGCGCATCACGCCAGTGATCGTTTGCCTGGCTTGCCAGCGCAGCGGCTTTCTTCTCCCCGGCGTCGCCGGTCGTGTCCACATCACGGAACGTTTCGATCAGCAGGGCGCGGGCTATGCTGTAAACCGCGCGGCGCCAGCGGTAAACCTTTGCGCTCTGCCCGTTAATTTCCATTGCTGGCACGGTATCCAGTGATGCAAATCCGGCGTTCTGCTGTTCGATCCGCCAGGTATCGAGCTGGTCAGCGGCATGGCCCACCGCCTCGATAACAACATGCTTCAGCCTCGAAGTTGTCACCGTGCCGGTAATGCGCATCTCCTTACGGGCATCGCTCAACACAATTTCGGGCCAGAACACACCGGCGGTGACTTTCTCGCCGCCGTCGTCCACATCCGGCACATCCTCTGCTGAGGGGGTTATTGTGCGGGGGGCTACAAGGCTCATGGTGTAGTCTCCAGAAAAGGTGGCGGTGAGCGGACGGAGAAAAGAAATCGCAGTGCGTTGCAGATCTCCGACCGCGCCGCCAGCGCACGGGGCGCAAGTCGGTTATTTTTTGGCGGCAGGCGCTTTTTTCGTTGTGGTTTTGCGCGCCGCTGGTTTTTTGGCTGTGCTTCTACGGGCGGTTTTAGGTGCGGGCTTTCCGGCCGCCACCGCCGGAACCGGTGGTGCTGCAGCGCTATCACTCTGCCCCTCTGCGCCATCGTCGCCAGTAGACTCACCTTCGGTAATAGTCGCAGCAGCGGTTTTCTTCAGTTGACTGGCGAGTTTGTCGATCAGCTTTTTCACGCCTGCGCCAGGATCCATGATCAGTGCAGTGCGCAGCAGCCCTAGTGCAGTTTCCTGCTCGGCAGGCGTGCCGTTGCGCAGGGCAAAAGCGCGTGCTTTGTGGAGTTTGGCGCGCACCATGTCTGGCATATCGCTGGCGGCGGTAAACTCGGCTACTTCATCGAGCACCGCCAGATATGGCGATACGTCGGTGCTGTCATCAGCCTTAACCTGCACCAGGATCGGATCACAAATTTCATCGACCAGAGCCGTCGCCGCCGTGCGGTTAAAGCGGTCTGGCATCGCCAGGTTATGCGCGATGACGTAACGCCCGATTCGCGCCGCCAGTGGATAATCACGAACATCAATCGCCCAAATCATCAGGCGCGTGATCACTTCATCCTGGCGGCCGCTATTACCTTCGAGTGTTCCCTCAATCCACCCCTCGTAATTGGGTAGCATCTGGCGCTTAAGCGCGGCTTTCGCTTGCTCGCCCTGAATTTTTTTAAGCGCGGCCATATCCATGCGCATGCGGTGCAGGATCTGCTCATGCGCAGTGCGCGCCGTATCGGACAAATCCTCAGCCTTTCCATGACGTTCAGCCATGACGCGTTGAAAATGTCGTTGTGCCGGTGTCAGCATTGTTTCTTCCCCGATGAACGGCGGGCCTAAGCCCGCCAGTGTGCGGTTACGCGCCGCCTTCCGGCGCCTCGGCAAAGGTGATGCCGTCGATAAATGCGACGTTGCCGTAGTCCTCGATCACAAAGTCATCGTTTGAGGACTGGTATGTCGCGATGCGGTTGTACTCCGGCTCTTCCTTGATCGTCCGGCGCAGTCCGCCGCGCTGGTAGTACACCGACAGGTTTTTAAACGGCGTGATCAATACGCCATTGACCGGGAAGTAAGGCGCGATGAAGGTAGGCATGTTGCCAACGCGTTCCTGCGCAACAATCAGCTGACCGGCCAGCATTTCGGTGTTCGGGTTGGTCTGGCTCATGGCGTTAATGGCCGGGAAATTACCGGTAGTCAGCAGGTCGCCAGCCAGGATCACCACGTTATCCGGATTGCGCTTGTGCCATTCATCCATAAGGCTGTTTTTCGCGTCATAGACCGCGGCGCCGAGGTTGCCGTAGGTACCTTTCGCAATGACTTTGTTATCTTCATCGCGTGAGGTGATGGTGACGCCTGAGATCACGCGGTGGGCGGCTTCAGTGCGGATTTTCTCTAGCCAGCCAATCCCGCAATCCTGCAACAGTGGGTTAGCTGCACGATCTGACGGGTCGCTGTATTTGGTGCCGTTAAAGCCAATCATGATGCGATCCAGCGACATCTGACGAGCCATCGCGGCGCTGATCAGCGGCTGGAAGTTCGGCATATGCGCCCAGGCATCGAGCTGTTCGTAGCTGATCCCGTAGTCGTAATTGACCTTACGGCACATGTAATCAAATGGCTCCATCGTATGATTTGCGCCCGGATTACGGCGGGTAGTAGTGCTGTTGTTGACACCAGCCATCGGGCCTTTGCTACCAATCAACACTTTCTGACCAATCTGCTGATTAACGCCAAACACGTTAATTTTGCTCAGGAAAGAATCGCTCTCCTGCGCTGCCTGCTCCAGCTTTTGCTGACGGGTGGGATCAACCGCAAATTTCGCAGCAACTGCCGCAGGTGATACGCCGTTTAACTGCGCCTGGCGCAAAATGTACTGGTCAAACAGCTGGCGGGTATTGTTTTCCATGTTCTCTGCTCTCGTTGTGAATATCAGTAATCAGCCAGCTGCGCATTAGCGCCGCCGCCCGCCGGTGGTCGCTGGCTAAAGCTGGCATCGGTGGTGCTCAACTTTTGCCGCAGTTCGGCCAGCTCACTGGTGAGTTTCTCAATGGCGGCTTTGTCCTGCTGGCGCTCCTGCTCGGCGGTGTTAAAGCGGTCAATCTGCTCTGACTGCGATTGCGCCACGGCTTCAACGACCTGGTGCATCTGGCTGAAGCGCTGATCGTCGGTTTTCTGGCCCTTGCCGATGATGCTCATCACCCGGTTAAACCACTTAACCCCTTCATCACTGCGCTGGGCGGCCAGTTCGATCACCTCTGCCTCCAGGGCTTCGGTAAACATTGGCGCTTCGCCCTGCTGGTTGTTAAAGGCCATCACCGAGGCGCGCTGCTGCGCGGCAAACTTCAGGCGATCGGTACCCAGGCTCGCCGGGGTATCGGTCATCGCCAGCCCCACCACATAGGCTTTTCCGTTGAGGGCAAACTGAGGATGCAGCTCAATGCTTGAGTAGACTTTCTGGCCTTTGTCGGTCATCTGCACCATGCGATCTGATGGCTCGATCTCGGCATAAAGGGCGGTTCGTCCTGCTAACGGGCCGTCGGTAATGTCTTCAGTGCTGAGTGCCACCACATCCCCCATCGCGCCAAAATCGCTATTCGGGAACATAGAGAGATAGTGCTCAATGTTGACGCGTGCGCCGTACACTTCCGGGTTGTAATTCGCTGCCGCATCGCGAAGGTGCTGCGGTTGAATTTCGCGGCCATCAACGGTATTTCCGGAGACGGCAACGCGGAATTTCTTACGTGGTTTTGCTGTGCCTGCCATGTTCGTTTACTCGCTCGGTTTCTGAGTTCCCGGAGATGATGGCAGGGGGTGACGTGCGCTCTCAACGCGTTGTTGTTGTGAGGGAATCACCACAACCAAAAGCGAGCGAAAGGGCACGCGCGCGCGGGTTAATCTCCCCGGCAGGAAGCGAGGAGGACAAATGGCGATTGAAGAAGCATTCATCATGCAGCGGGCGCGGCAGCTTTACTGGCAGGGGTACCCGCCAGCGGAGATTGCACGCCTGATGGGTATTAATCAGAACACGGTTTACTCATGGAAAAAGCGTGATGAATGGGACGCCACGCCACCGATCCAGCGCGTGACGACGTCCATTGATGCACGGTTGATACAGCTCACCACCAAAGACAAAAAGACCGGCGGCGACTTCAAAGAAATTGATCTGCTTACGCGCCAGCTGAAAAAGCTGGACAACGGCACAACAGCCACCCAGCCGAAGAAGAAGATCCGCAAGAAACAAAACTATTTCTCAGAGTCGCAGATTGCAGCACTGCGCGAGAATATTCTCGGCTCGCTGCACTGGCATCAAAGAGGCTGGTACGACAACCACCACTGGCGTAACCGCATGATCCTGAAAAGCCGTCAGGTTGGCGCGACATGGTACTTTGCGCGCGAAGCCCTGGTGCGCGCTCTTTCCGACGATGTGAAGTACAAGCATCAACGTAACCAGATCTTTCTGTCGGCGAGCCGCCGCCAGGCGTATCAGTTCCGTAGCTTTATTCGCTCTGCTGCCGCTGAGGTTGATGTTGAACTGAAAGGTGGCGACATGATCCAGCTGTTTAACGGCGCCGAGCTGCATTTCCTCGGCACGTCAGCTGCGACGGCGCAGTCGTACACCGGCAATCTCTATTTTGATGAGTTTTTTTGGGTCGGCCAATTTGCCAACCTGAAGAAAGTGGCCGGTGCGATGGCGACGTTAAAAGGGCTGACGCGTACCTATTTCTCCACCCCGTCAGCAGAAAGCCATGAGGCTTACCCTTTCTGGACGGGTGAGGCATTCAACAAAGGGCGCAGCCACGGAAAGCGGGTTGAGTTTGATACGTCCTGGAAGACGCTAAACAGCGGGCTGATGTGCCCGGACAAAATCTGGCGCCAGATTGTCACATTGCAGGACGCTATCGATCACGGCTGGGATCTGACCGACATTGACGAAATCCGCGACGAAAACAGCCCGGAGGAATACGACAACCTGTACGGGTGCCAGTTCATCAAAAGCGGTGAAAGCGCCTTTGACTATAACCGGTTGCTGGCATGCGGTGCAGACGGCTACGACGACTGGCCCGACTGGCGCCCGTATGCCTCCCGCCCGATGGCCGATCGCCCTGTCTGGATTGGCTACGATCCCAACGGTGCCAGCGGTAAAGGCGACAGCGGCGCCATTTCAGTCAATGCCGTGCCAATGGTCGCCGGTGGCAAATTCCGCACCGTCGAGACGCTACGCATACGCGGGATGGAGTTCGAAGAGCAAGCCAATCTCATTATCGGCATGCTGAGTCGCTATAACGTGCAACACATCGGGATTGATGGTACCGGCATCGGTGAAGCCGTTTATCAGCTGGTTAAAAAGCACTTCCCGGCAGCAGTCTGTTACCAGTTCTCACCAGCCAGCAAACGCATGCTTGTGCTGAAGATGCAGCAGCTCGTTCGCGGCGGCCGCTGGGAATATGACCGGGGAGAGCTTGATCTCGTTGGCGCGTTCAACTCTGTTCGCAAGATTGTCACCCCCGGCGGCGTTATCACTTACGACACTGACCGCTCACGCGGCGTCAGTCATGGCGATCTCGCCTGGGCGACGATGCTTGCCACCATTAACGAGCCGCTGGGACAGGAAGGCGGCAGCAGTATGACAGTTACGGAGTATTAACCTTGAGCAAACGAAAATCCATGCGCGGCAGGCAGTATGCCAGGGAGCAGGCCGATCTCGCCGTCTCGCTAAAAGCTGCACCCGAGCTGAACTCGTTCACATTCGACGGCCCCTGGCCGGTGAGTGGCGCGTATGACCTGCTCGATAATATGTACTGCGCCGATAACGGGCGATACTACGAAACGCCGGTTGACTGGTACGGGCTGGCCCGCCAGTTCGGCTATGCCAGCTGGCACCAGTCGGCTCTGTACTTCAAACGCAACGTGCTGGCCGGTTGCTTTATCCCGCACAAACTGCTTTCCCGTCAGGTGTTCTCATCCTTTGCGCTGGACTGGTTCGTATTCGGTAACGGCTATCTGGAGATGAGGAAAAACCGGCTTGGCGGTTCTCTCGGCTTCCGTAACTCGCTGGCTAAATATACCCGTCGCGGCTCCGACCTGGACACCTACTGGTTTATTCAATCCGGGCTACAGGATCACCAGTTTACAACTGGCTCTGTCTGCCACGTTCTTAGCCCGGATATTCACCAGGAGATCTACGGTATGCCGGAGTATTTCGCCGGGTTGCTGTCGGCGAACCTAGCACATTCTGCCGACAAGTTCCGCAAACTCTATTACGACAATGGCTCGCATGCCGGGTGTATCGTCTACGTGAACAGCGCAATGGCCGATCAGGAGAGCCTCGACAAGCTGAAGAAAACGCTAACAGATACCCGACGCGGCGGGGCATTCAAAAACATTCTTCTTCACGCCCCTAATGGCGGCAAAGACTCCGTGCAGATCCTGCCGTTCAGCCAGATATCGGCAAAGGATGAATTCGTAGGGGTGAAGTCCTCCACCCGCGATGACATGTTAGCCGCGCATCGGGTGCCGCCTCAATTAATGGGCGCCATTCCGGAAGGCAACGGATCATTTGGCGATATCGAGAAGGCGGCCCGCGTCTTCGCCGTCAACGAGCTGACGCCATACATGGAAGCCATGAAGCATGTTAACGACTGGCTGGGCGAAGAGGTGATCCGCTTCAATCCTTACGCACTGCTCGAAAGCACGAAGTAACACCAGGCCGCATCGTCATTTCTGGCGGTGCGGTACCCGCCAACCCATATCACCGCCCAGGCCACACACGCCGCTCAGTCACTTTCGAATCCCCACACCTCACCAGACGCCGCCAGCGCCATTCTGGCGCATTCACTCGTTCGCATCATCCGGATCTGCACCAGAAGTCAACGCGCGACAGGACGCGACTGGCGAACGATACGACCCCCTCCCTTACCCCCTTTACGCGCGCTTGCTCCCCCGCCTCGCCTGCGCGCTAAACCGACCTCTTTTTGTGCACTTTGTGCAGACCGCCCAGGCCCCGCCAGTGCTGGCGCTGCGTAGCAAAAACATCGTTTCAAAAATTGTGCAAATTTGTGCAATTTCTTGCGTTCACGAAAAGCAAAAAAAGAGGCCTACCAGGCCTCTTCTTGTGTACCGCTCAATAAAGGGTTAACTCCCGTTTTTTCTGGGAACAAACGCCGGGGATAACATAGTGGAACCGATTTTGTCCGCCTCTTCTTTTGCTTTGAATTGCGAGTAAGTATCGGTATCGAAGAATGATATCCCTTCTATCTCATCTTTAGGAACCAGCGTCCTGAAGTCTGCGAGTGTAATCTGACCATCCCCGGCGCCGCCGAGAATACCGCTATCCATATAGTGCCGCTTGTAGTTCGTTGTTACGTTCACTGTCAGAGTATCTTTATCACGATAACCACTTAGCAGCGGTAACATCTGCAAGTAATCAGTTTTACCATGCTCAAACTGAGGGCAATCAACTATCCCAACATAGAATTTCCGCGAACCTAAAGTGATGATTACTGGCATTTTTCTAACGGCTGCTTCAATGAGAAGGCTTTCCAAAGGGTCGTGATGAACGGCTTTAACCAGCGCATCAATCCTTCTGTCAGCATTACGGCAGACATGCCACCTCATGCCACGCCCTGCCGCCCAAGCTAACAACATTGACGTCACGCCAAAAACTGCAAATTTCAGATCTGCGAATTTAAATTGCTCTGCGGGGGATAGGGGAAAAACACGCTTGATAGTGCTTTCCGCGATGAAGTCATGCGACAGCAGGAAGCCATAAATCCAGCGAAAGATACCTAGCACACTGATAAACGAGCACAAGAGCCAAGCAACGAGGGTAAACAAGACGCCCCACGCTGCAACATAAAAATAAGCGTCCCAACCTTCGGAACGCTTAAATTTATATCGAGCTGAAACAGATCTGGTTACGTAGAGGTAGCCACTAATCAAAACGACGGCGAGAATGATTGTATTCATTCACCTTTCTTTCCAGACTCTTCCTTGATATCGCCGAGCTTCTCAATCTGGCGAGTGATTGCATCTACAACCTCTTTTTTGTTGAGGTCAAGAGATACATAGCCATCACGACTAATGGTGTAACTGTTTTTGTTGTCCTTCAGAGCCTTGGTCAGTCGCTCTTTCGAACTGAACATAGCCCCGGATAATGACAATCCGAATGCAAATGACATATCCGCCTCCTTTGTCCGGTTGCTATCCAGAAATTAGAATAAAATCATAAATATAAAAACAATCGCTATGCGCGACTGCTTAGAGGTATGCGCAGTACGCGCTCATTTGATACTGCTATTGGTTACGTTATGTATAGTAAAGCATGAACCATAGCAACAGTTTTTGCTGTGTGTGCGTACAATATTTCGGATTATCACTACATATTGTGTATCGGTTAGTTTTACGTCACTACTAACCGATTATCCGCCCGCTTTTAGTCCTCGACTTCGCAAAGCGCCTGCATTATCGCCAAACGTTCGGCATGCGGGAGGGCCAAAAACTTCATTTTCCAACGGTTTGCTTTCCGCTTTATACGGTAACGATCATTGTAGTCTTTACCCGCGAAAGTGTGAGAGTACGCGCGCCCCTCTGGAAAGTTCATCCAGATTTTCTCCGTTCGCACGCCGCCTCGCGTCATAGCCTGAAACTCTCGCGAGCGCCAGCCCTGCAAAGCGTTGTCGTAAACAGAAGAAGGATACCCGGATACGATTACGCTCACGTTTTCCGGCGTCGAGCAGAGGCAATGAAGCAGGCGGTGATGATCGCTAACGGTGTATTCATGTCGATAACGCGCGGAACTGGAACGTGTTTCATGAAGGTATGGCGGATCGGAATAAATCAATACCCGGCCGGCAGAGGAGAAATCGAAACGACGTAAAAACTCAACGGCATCGCCAACATCAATAAACAACGTATCTGCCAGCCTATCCAGAAAATCAGGGTTGCCCTGGTTAAATGCTTCGACGGTTTGCGGGTCGATATCGATCCCCCAATTCACTTTTGCCGGAGGTTTACGCAGCATGATCGCGCCGCCGCCTAAATGCGTTTCAATGTAGGTATCGTGCGGCGGCATTTCAGCGATGTTTTTTTGATAAACACCGCTGGCCGCCTTACTTCCCAGATAACTCATCGCTTTCTTATCCTCAAAAAAACCGACCTGCAGCACCGCCAAAAATGACGGTGCTCGATAGAATGGCCAGCACGGTCAAAAGCGACCATGACCGGCCGCCAAATCACAATTTCATAAGGTTTTTGATAACAATCCAGGAAACAAGATTGTTGGTTTCTCTGGCTTTTTTCAGCAGGAAGGTGCAATGCTGATCTTTAAGCTCTGACGGGTCGATGCATTCACCATCGCCGTGCTCTACGGTTGCAGCGCCGTTCCCGTTGTAGATCAGATTGCCTTTTGCGTCGTACCCTTCGAAATAACTGATATATGCTGATTTCATTTTTTCCCCTTAACTTCAGTTTTGGCCTTTTGTTTGGCCGCCTTCTTCCAGCGCGTGACCAGGTCACACACCGCCATATATTCGGAAATTGGTTTATCTTTCTCGCCTGCGCGCCACACCTTCACCTCACGCAACCGGCCACCGTCCGCCGCCAACATCCCGCCACCGTGGCGAACGCGAGCACCGGCGGCGATTGACCGCACAACGTCATCACTGACGAAAATCCGACAGCTACGCAGCTGCGCGCCGATACAGTCGATCACCTCTTCTGGAATGCCGTTTTTCTGCAATGCTTCTTTTTGCTGCGCCTGGCGCAATGCGGCCTCGGCCTTTTTCCTCTGGTATTCCGCAACTGCTGCGGCGTAGTTATTCGCACGCCGCTCTGCCTCGATCCGCAGCTGCTCCCGCCAGCGTTGCTCTGCCTCTTCCGGCGTCAGGCTCATATCTTTCGCCGCGGTAACTTTTGGCCCCCATGTCAGCGCGGTTTCATCATCAACAGACGAGCGAAGACCTCGCGCAGTGCGCACGAAGGCTTGATCTGAGCTTTCGCTACCGGTTTTTTTCAGCCTGGAGGTGATCTCCTGCCTTTGCTGGCGTGAATATCGCCTTAAGTCTTCGATATTCAGCGGAAGTTCTGTCACTGAACTGTCGTCTGGCGCAGTTTTATCAGCTGTCACCGCCGTTTCTGACGGTGGTTTTTCATCCGAAGCAGAGCGCCCCGTACAGTTATTGACAGAACTCCGAGGGGCCGCTGCGCGGCCTTCTAAGGTCAAATTCTCGACCGGCGACGGATTACGCCTCGGCACAATCTTGTAATCGGTGGTGCGGGTGAAAATGACAGAATCACCGCCCGAATACGGGCAATAGATACCTGTGATTTTGGCGACCGTATCACCATAATCATTTCCATCCTCGGTGTATTCGTAGTTGAGGCGAACGCGCAGGCAATCTCGCGGAACAAATGGGCCTCCCTGGGCGTTGGTGTATCCCGGCCAGTCCGGCGCATCAGCTGCCGCGCGGGCCGCTTCAAGTTCCGGATGCAATACCAGCTCACGGCTACCCAGCCGGCGCAGCTCGCGCCAGGTAGTAACGGGAGCGCCACCAATCTGCTGAAACTGGCGAATGCTCCAACGAGAAGCCCAAGCCCGAACGCGCTTTGCCATCTCCTTGACTGGCTGGCCGGACTCGTCGTCTAACTCGCCATCCATGCCGTAACCGTCGATATTCTTTGAGATGTATTTCGCGATGTATCCCGTCGCTGAGCCAAATTTTTCATCAATCGGCGTGACGGTAAAACGGTGCTCTTGAGCGCCTGGCTCGCCACCGTCTTCACGCAGCGCGTGTTTGCGGAAAATAGCTGTGGCGTACTCAGCCTCTTCTGGTCGCAGGAATAACAACAGGTGCCAGTGTGGGGTTCCATCATGATGCGGTTCGGCAACACGAAAACCAAAGGTGCGAATGCCTTCACGCCCCCATTTGGCACGGACGCGCGACCATACTTTGCAGAGGTATTTCTGAGTTTTGCGCGGGCTGGCGTCGCGGTATTTATCGTTTCGCTTCCCGGATTGCACATGCGTTGAGTGATAACGCGACGGCGCAGTCAAGGTGTAGAACATGCCGACCAGCCCCATTTCGTTAGCCATATCTTCAAAACCGCGCATGCGTACCATCAGCTCATGGCGCGCGATCTTCGGGTTAGATACGCTACCCATGACCTTATCCAGCAAAGAACTACGCTCGCCGGTGTCCTGGTCTTCCAGCTCCATCGCATTAAGAAATTCAAGGTTTGCTTTCTTCTGAGCTATCCACTCCCTGAAGCAGGGATCAGAGCAATACGGCGATGCCACCTTGCTGACATAACCCGTCGCAATCATGAGGTGTTCGCGCCAGCGATCGTGGATACGGCGGATTTTACTCAGCCACCATTTTTCTTTCTGAAGGCGCGCAATAGCACGCAGTGCATCTTCGGCCTGAAGTGATTCATCGCAATATTTATCCCAGCCCGGGATCGCAATATTGAGCACCGTCGCTTTGCTGGCGATAAAGCCGTATGCGTAAAGCGTGGAAAACTCAACATCAGCGGTTTTCTCATACTGAAAATCAAACTCGCGCATAAACTCGCTTTTCATCAGGTTGGCGAGCTTATAAGCCAGTCGTTTCAGGCGCTTTTTGTCGGCCCACGGCAGCAAATGGAATTCATCTCGCAGCGGGATAAGAATTGCGGGCAGGTTGTTTTGAGGGAGGTATTGCGCATTCACCGCATCAATACGGCGTAAAACATGACGCTCGAAGGTACCTAACAACCAACGCACCGCATCTTTTGGCTTGTTGCGTTCGAGGTTTTCAAGGTGCTGGGCGAAACGCTTACGGATAAATGCCGGGAGCGTTTGCACCCGGCGCCGGAGATAGCTGGCGTGGCCTTTACGGTCAAATGCTTCTCGCGCCTCCCCTTCGCGCGGGCGCATGGGGTAACGGTAAGCCGCATCAACGAGATCACCATAGGCGAGCATCTTCCGCTCGCCTTTTGGGGTGAGATACTCAATTTCAGGATCAGCGACGTGGTTTGGGTTAATGGCCTGCCTTTTAGCATTCCACTCCCAGGCTACAGCGGAAGAATCAGACATGATCCACCGCCGCCAGTGCTCCTTTGATGTATTCCGGTGAATGGCTCATTTGCGATATTCCTGGTTGTAGGTTTCGTGGGTCATGAGTCGCCACTGCTGGCCGCCGTTCTTACTGAGCAAGCGCCAGCGGCGGCCAATGCGGATCACGAGATAGGCATGCGGTTTAACGCGGGAAAAATTACGCTGACCGCGGGCGAAGCATTTCAGGGCGGCTAGCGCCCTGGTGCAGACGGGCAGCGGTGCGCTGCATATAACGGAGAGACGCGGATGCATGGCGGCCCTCACAGCGATTCAATGTGTGGGGAGGTCAGGCGCTGCCAGATCTCGCATGCCTGCTCGGCACGATAAACGGCATCGGTCAGCAGGTAGGTAGCAGAAGAGCGGCGCGGGTGCGGGACATACCCAGTTACTCCTGCGATATGAATTAGCGTTGAAAGGTTGCGGACTTCAAATGGCGGTAGGAATGGCTCTAAATCATACCGGGAAACAGCATGCGCCAGCGCTGCAACACTAAGGGAATCCCCCGCAGACCAGCAAAAGAGCTTCTCGTGCTTTGAAGCAGTGGAAGCGATAAAACGACAGGCCCCCGCAACGGCATCGATCGCGCTGCACGTTGCGTTGATGACCTCGGCCCGTTGCGCAGAATCCCCTCTCATTAGCTGCAAAACCGCCTCGGGATAAATACCACCGACCGTCGTGATATCAATAGCGCGATAGTATCCGGGGCCGATCTTCCCGGTGGACGGTTCAAAGAAAACACACTCGATGGCAAAAATCGGGGAATCAGGGGATTTCCCCAGCACGCGAACATCTAACATGACGTTATTCATTGCTTGTTACCCTCGTTATTGGTTAATTCGCGGTTGACGATCCACCGCTCGACTGATGAATAAATCTCTTCCGGGGTGAGGCTTTCCTTTTTCAGTAAACCCATGTAGATGCGAAGCAGCCCCAACAATTGGGCGCGCTCACTTATGCGCGCATCGGTGTTTATTTGCATAAACTCCGGATCACTTATTCCGCTTTCCAACTTTATTGACTTGATCGACATGGCGACCTCCTGAAAAAGGCAAAACGAAGCCCCGGCAAAATGAATGCCGTTATTTTTAACGCTGGTTAATTAGTGGTTAGGGCGCGGTTTTCTTTTAACCTGTTTAAATAACCTTTCGTGCCAGTAATACAAAAAGTCGATAAACGTCATTCGCGCACGCTCATGATTACCGCGAATTGTTTTCTCCAGACCGTAAATAATTAAGTCTATCGACGGGCTGTCAGCGGTGACATTGACGCGAGCGCCGTTCTTCAGGTGAACGGTGAAGCCCTGCTCTGCGCTTTCCACCGCTTCACGTATCAGCATTTCACGTTCCCACGATGTTTTCTCTTCGGTAAACATAATGGCCCCTTTGACTACAGGATTTTTTTAAGCGCGTTAATCAACGCGGCGACAATCCCTTTATTTATTTTCTGCGTATAAATAAAAGGCCTGTTCATTTCTTTAATAAAGCGAACCTTGTTAGGCTCCGGCTTAAAGAAACGCCCGTCAGGAGTTTCAATCCAACCGCGTGTATTCCTGAAATGTGTGACCTGGCATCCATGCTTCAGCAGGCTGGCAATTGAAGGGGTGTTTTCAGTGCTCATCGCTACACCTTGTAATTAATGAGTAATAAAGCGGTTTTTATTAATAATTCGGTCTATCGTTTTGCACGCTTCAGCTAATGCAAAGTCAATCCCGAAGTAATGGCCGCTATGAGTGATCTGATAGCGCTGGCGGCTGTATGGTTTTTTGCGTGGGAGCTTCAGAATAGTAAAACCACGGTAAAGACTGGTTTTACTATTCAGCTGCGAGACCGCTCCGCTAATTCCACTTTTCATGTATCCACTCCCTGAAGCAGTTCGCATCAAAGCCCCATCCACAGCAACCAGGCATCACGCTGTTCTACCGGGCGGTTGTAATACGCCTCACGCACTGCCCGGTTGAACTCAGGGATATACACCCAGCGTTCACCCGCGCGGGCGTTCGGTTTGGTTGGGTCGCGCAACTCAATCACCGGCAGCTTTCTTGCCTTGATCATTTCTTCCACGGCGGACTTTGGTTTGCCGATCAGCTCGGCAAACTTCTCCACATGGACAGCATCAAGCGGATATTTGATCGCGTAATCGCTCGCTTCCATCGTTCACGCTCCTGTTAGCTCGTGTTAATCTCGTAAGATCCAGCCCTTTCTAAACCGTTTGAAAACGTTCTAGCGGCTGGTTTTCATTCCTTGCAAGGTTCCATAAACGAACCTTTATGAGGGCAAATCTAGTTCTAATTTGGAACTCTGTCAATGACCTTTGAAGAGAAGCTAAAGCTCATCCGCAGCGCGGAAGAAATCAATCAAGCACAACTTTCTGATATGACGGGAATTTCTTTAAGCACGCTGAAAAAGATTGAGGCTGGGTATCACGATCCTGGCTGGAATGTCTTAAGCAAAATCACACAACACCCCCGCCTCCAAAAATACACGCTATGGCTGATGACTGACAAAACCGCCCCGCAGGCTGGTCAGATCGCGCCGGCCCTCGCACACATTGGGCCAGAATCAACGGAATCAGACCAATCCGGGAAACAGACTGGCTAACACTTTATAAGCATTACATTTTCACTATTTGTTACCAAGATAGTGATAACTGCGCCGGAGGGCTTTCTTATGTCGATTAAGAAGCTCGATGATGGTCGCTATATGGTGGACATTAGACCGCGTGGGGCAGCAGGACGCCGCATCCGCAGGACGTTTGACAGAAAGGCAGAAGCTACCGCGTTTGAGCAATACACGATAGCGAACGCCAGCCAAAAAGAATGGGCTGGTAAGCGCGCCGACCGGCGGCCTTTAAGTGAGTTGCTCGATGCCTGGTGGCGGTACCACGGGCAAAACCATGAAAACGGCAAAAAGGAATTCAATCACCTTTTGAAGACAATAAGCGGCCTCGGCGATCCCGCCGTTAGTCGGCTAAGCAAAAGAGATTTAATGGATTACCGCTCAAGCCGTTTGAATGCAGGGATCAAGGCATCAACGATTAATCGTGAGATGTACCGATTATCCGGCATGTTTACGAAGTTAATACAGATTGAGGAATTTAGCGGGCAGCACCCCGTTAACGGGCTTCCACCACTGGCGGAAGAAAACCCGGAAATGACATTTCTGGAGCGGGAAGAGATCAGCAGTTTGTTGAACGTTCTGGAGGGGGATTATCTGTTAGTTGCCCTGTTATGCCTGAGCACTGGCGGAAGATGGTCAGAGGTCGCCACGCTGAAGCGGTCGAATATCGTCAACTGCCGCGTTACTTTCCTGAAGACAAAAAATGGGAAAAAACGGACGGTGCCAATCTCTGAAGAACTGGAAAAAAAGGTGAAAAAAGAGGCCAGCGGGAAGCTGTTCAAAGTGGATTATGAGAGGTTTTGCAAGATACTGCGGGAGGTGAAGCCGGATATCCCGGAAAACCAGGCAACGCATATTCTGCGCCACACCTTTGCAAGCCATTTCATGATGAACGGCGGGAATATTATCGCGCTGCAACAGATCCTGGGGCATGCGAATATTCAGCAAACGATGGTCTATGCACACCTGTCGCCTGACTACCTGCAAAACGCGGTGACGTTGAACCCGTTACAGGGGGGAGTTGCGGCATAA